CGTCAATGCTTTGGCGAACCAGGCTGATTTGATCAGACAGCACGGCCTGGCTGGGGATGACGCCACCGGCTTTTAGCAGGGCCAGCGAGGCGTCGATGCCTGCGTTGGCGCTGGCCACTTCGACGTCCATGACGACTTGGCGGCGCAACCCGGTCAGGTGTCCAGACAGCATGTCCATAATGGAGCCCAGGGCGTCAATGCTGGCTTTGCTGCGGTCTACAATTTTTTGCACGGCGCTTTGTTCGGCGCTGATGCTTTTTTGCAAAGCGGTCAGGGCCAAGTCGGTGGCCCTGGCGCGCTCAGCGGCGGCGGTGGCTTGCTCTGCGCGGGCGGCTTCGCTGGCCTTGGTAGCGGCCTCGTTGGCTATTTTTTGGTCCTCGATGGCTTTGATCTGGTCATAGATGGCCCGGTTGGATTCGTGCAGGGCGTCGCGCTCGCGCTTGCGGATTTCGGTGACGTTGTTTTGGGCTTGCAGCAGCTGCAGCTCAAGCCCGGCGCGCTGCTGCATCACGCTTGCATAGAGCTGGGCCAGCTGCTGCGAAGTTGCGCCAGCACCGAGCACCAATTCGGCCATGGCGTTGCCGGATTTTTGCAGCACCTCTTCGATTTTGGCGAGCTTTTGCTGGTCGGTCAGGCCGTCGAGCACCAAGCCGAGTTTGTCAATGTCGGGGTGGACTTTGACGTCACCCACAGACATCGTGAAGGCGTCGATCTGTGCCGTGGCCAGGCCCAGGTCTTTGGCCATTTGGGCAGTGCCCGTGCGCAGGGCCAAAAAGGCGTCGTTGATGGCTTTCGTTTGGTCGGTTTGGCCTAAAGAAATTGCGGTGTAAGTCGGACCGTCGAGGAGGCTGCCGCCCTTGCGGTTGAGCGCATAGGCCTCCAGGTCGCCGCCGCCAAGCGTGCCTGCAATGCCGCCGCCCACAATCTTGTTGCTGCGGAAAGCGCCCAGGGCGTTGAGCACGCCCACAGCGGCCAGCACATACGGCCCAGCCTGCGCTGCACCGGCCATCATGCTGCTGCCGGTACCGGCTGCGGTGCCGTAGGCCCCGTTGGTGGCCAGCAGGGCGCTCAGGCCGTCACCGTAGGCCACGGCGGCAGTGTTGCCAAAGATGGTGCCCGCTGCGTTGGCCGCGCTCATCGTGCCTGCGGCCATTTGGCTGCCGATCAAAAAGGCGCTGCTCCCAGTGCTGTAGGCGGTGTAGGCGTTGTTGGTCGCGCCAAAAATATCGGCGCTAGCCGGGCCTGTACCCGTGGCACTCGCGCCTGCCCCCATGGTGAGGCTGACGGCGCCCGCAATGATGGGGCGCAGCACCATGGTCTTAAACATGTTGACCAGCGTGTCGCGCAAGTTTTGTGCGAAGTCTTTGCCGCTCTCAAAACCGCGCATCAAAGCATCGGTGATGCTGTTCTCGATCTTGTCGGCCGCACGCTGCCAGTCGGCTGCGGCTTTGTCGGCTGCGCGTTGGGCGATTTTTTCGGCTTCGGATGCGGCTTTGGCGGCGATCTTTTCGGCTTCGGACGCGGCTTTGGCGGCGATCTTTTCGGCTTCGGACGCGGCTTCGGCTGAGCCGCGCTCGCGCTTGGCTTTGGCCAGGTCGCGCAGGGCGGCGGCTTCGGCGCGGTATTTTTGGACCAGCAGCTCGGGCTCGCCCGCCTCTGCCATCATGTCGGCCATGCGCTCTTTGCTGGCGGCGCTGTCTTCGTACTTGGCGACGGTCAGCTCTGCAATGGCGTCTTTGCTCAGGCCGATGCTGGCCGTGGCTTCGCGCTCGGCGGCGGCTTGCTTTTTCAGGGCATCGATGGCCTTGTCGGACTGATCGGCGGCTTTGGCTTGCAGCTTCACGGATTCATCCATGAACTTGGCCAAGTCTTTTTCGGCGTCCAGGCGTTGCTCGGTGGCCAAGGCGGCATTCAGGGCGGTTTGCAGGCGCTCTTTGTCACTGGCGCTGAGCTTGGCACCGGCGGCGATCATGTCTTGCTTGACGCGCACGGCCAGGCGCTGGCCTTCGGTGAGTTTGCCATCGGCCTCGAGCGCGGCGGTTTGCAGGGCGGCAAATTCGCCGATGCGGGCGTTGAGCTTTTCGTACTCGCTGATTTCCTTGGCGCGGCTGCCCCCGCTGCCTTTTTTGTCGTAGCTGGCTTTGATCTGGGCAATGCGCTCTTGGATGGCGGCTTCGTCCATCCCGGCCTTGCGCATGGTGGCGGTTTGCTGCGCAATGTCGTTGCGCATTTTTTGCTCTTGGCTCAGGTATTTCAGGCCGTCTTTTTGGGCCTGAATGCCTGCTTGCTCTTTGGCTACGCGTTCGGCTGCGCTGTCGCCTGCGCGCTTTTGCATCCGGTCGATCTCGCCCAGGTAGCCCAGCTCTTCTTTGAGCTTGGCGATCTCTTTGTCGAGGTCGGGCGCAAAGGCGCTGTCGTTGCTGACTTTTGATCGCTTTTCGATGGACGCGGCGAGGTTCTTTTGAACCTCTGCAATTTGCGACGCGGCGGTGGTGGGGCGGCCCACACCCAGCATGGCATCCCACGCCTCTTTGGCGGCGCTTTTGATGCCGCCCCAGCCGCGCTCGATGTAGCCCATGCTGGCCAGCATTTCAGCGCTGCGGCCCTTCAGGGCGCTGTTGTAGGCGTCTTGCGCCAAGGCGGCAGCTTTGGACTCTTGGCCAAGGTCCATCGCAGCCTGAATCTGCTTGTACGTGCTGGCCGTCAGGTAGTTCATCGACTCGTTGAGCTTGGCCGATGCACCCACGGGGTCTTTGCCCAGGTCGGCAAAGTTTTTGGCAATGTCAGCGGTGGCGGTGCCGAAGGCTTTTTCGGCTTGGATGGCGGTGTTGCCAAAGTCTTCGAGGCTGGCTCGGCCGACTTGTCCGGTGGCCGCAAGTTGGGCCAGCACTTCGGCCGCTTTGCCGGTGGTGGTGCCAAAGCTTTGATCCATGGACGCGGCCATGGCGGCGAGTTGGTTGGTGCTGGTACCGGCGGCGTTGCCGGTGGTGACCAGGGCCTTGCGGAATTCGTCGGCCTCTTTGCTGCCCTGGTGGTAGGCAATGGCCAGCGCACCAGCGGCCGCAGCGGCCACGGTGAAGGGGTTGACCAGGCTGACCACGTAGCCGCCCAGCGCACGGGCGGCATCGCCCGCGCCGCCAAACATGTCTTTGAGCTGGCCACCTTGTTGCAGAAACACGGTGAGGGGCGCTTGGCCGCCTTGCAGCGACACGGCAATGTCGGTGAATTGCGCGGGCACGCCACGCAGGGCGGCGACGGTTTGTTTGGCGCTGATGCCGGTCTTGGTTTGCTGGGCCTCAACGCGCTTGAGTTCGTCGATGTAGGGCTGCAGTGCAGACACGTCCACACCACGTTGCTGGGCCAAGGTCTCGAAGTACTTGGCGGACCCGCGCTCGCCCGCCTGCAGCGCGGCCGTGGTGCGCTGCACGCTGGCGATCATGCTCTTGGTCGCGTTGTCCAGTTTTTGAGCGGCGGGGGCTGCGCCGTCGGCAATGCCGTCGATGGCTTTGCCCGCTTTGTCGCCTTCCTTGGCCACGCTGTCGCCCATGCGGCGGCCGGCCTTTTCTACGCGCTCAAACGCCTGCTCGGCCGGGGCCGAGTTGGCGCTGAGTTCTAGCTGTGCCTTTTTGGTGCTCATGTGGGCTCTTCGTGGTTTTTGCGGATCTGCTCTAGGGCTGCGGCCTCAAGCACTTGGATGTCGTCAAACATGTCTTGCCAGTCTTGGCCCTGCAGGCCTTGGTGGTCCATCAGCCTGAACAAAGGGCCGTAGTCCAGCCCGATGTATGCGCCCATGCCCGTGGTGCGCCACTGGGTGCCCACGGCGCAAAACAAGCGCCACGGGGGCGCGTTGTCGGGCCAGATTTCAAACGGGGGTTCGGCAAAGTCTTCGGGCTCGAAACCCGCTTGGCGGGCTTCGGCTGCGGTCACTTGCGGTGTGTAGGCGGCAAGGGCTGCCGCCTTCAGTTTCCCAATCGGCCCGTGGTCATGGCGGTGTAGTAGTCGCCCACGATGGTGGCCACGGCCAGGGGCAGCTCGTCGTTGAGTTGCTGCACGCTGTCCATGCTCAGGTCCACATCGAGGCCCCAGCCGGTGATGATCTTGAGCACGTCTTGCGCGTTTTTGGTGCTGGCCTTGGCGTAGATCTTGGCCAAGCTGAATTTTTCGACCGGGTCGGTGCTGTCAAGCTTGTCGGACTTGGCAGCGGCCTCGTTGCCGGCGGTGATCTCGTCCCAAAACGCGCCGAACTCTTTGCGGGTGCGGTATTTGTAGGTGACGGGCACGGTGCCCTCACCGCCTTCGAGCATGGGGAATTTGACGGTGTGGGGGAAGGTTTCGGGGCGCTTGCCCAATTTGACGATGGCCATGGTGTGTTTCCTGAAGTTTGCGGGGGTGATGAAAAATTGCCCGTGGGCAATAAGCCCGTGCCCTGCCCGGCCGCTCCCCCGCAAAAGGAAGCGAACCGGGCTGGGTCGGTGCTCGGGTGGCAGCCGATCAGGGGCCTGATCAGGCTGGTGTGGTGGCGTAGCGCACAGTGCGGCCACGGCCGAAGAAAGTCAGCCTGTTGGCCATGACGGCACCGCTGGACATGGACGGGTTTTCGTTCAGGGCCATGGCGCACGACAGCAGCACCACCGAGCCGTTGGGCGCGGCCAGGCGCAGGGCGCTGATGGCGTTGGTGTCGGTCAGGGTTTTGAGTTGCTTGTACAGCGGCGAGCCCACGGTGTCAGCGTCCAGGTCGATGGTGTATTGCGTGGCACCAAAGCCATCAAACACCGTCTGTTCGTCGCCCGTCTCGACGTAGGTGAAGTTGACGGTCTTGGGGTCGCCGCCGCTGGATGCGACGGTGAGTTTTTGGCTCATGGGCATCCAGGTGGTGACCTTGCGCAGCGTGCCGGTGCCGCCGCCCGCTGGGTACAGCGTGGTGTTGCTGGTGTCGCAGTCTTCGAGCGTGATGGCGGTGGCGGTGGCCACCTTCACGCGAAAGATGCGGTTGCTGATCTTGGACCAGGTGCTGGTGACCTCGACCAGGTCGCCAGCGACCAGGGTGCCCGCCGTGACCGTGAGGACGGTTTCGGCGGCATTGCTGGCGGCAGTGAATGCCAAGCCAGCGGCGAAGGCAGTCGCAATGGATGCGATGGTGCCGTTGGGGGTGCGTGCCATGTGATGGCTCCTTTCAAAGAAAAAAACCGGCACAGCGCCGGCAAGAAAAAAGCCCCGGTGATTGCTCATCGGGGCTCATGGGGTGAGCCTTGCGGCTCGGGTGAGTGGGCGGGCCTATCGGTTGGCCCAGAGGCTGAAGTCTTGCATGGCACCGCGCACGTCGGCGTCTTCGTCATACGCTGACTGCAGAGCCCCTTGCACTTCGGCCCGCAGGGTGGTGTGTGCCACCAAGGCTGCTTCGATGTCGAGGCTGAGCTGGTTGGCCACGGCGCGGGATTCGTGCCACACGTTGATTTGCACCAGCGCGTTGCGGCGGGTGGCCAGCTCGCCTTCGACGTACTGCACCGACTGACCTCCGAGGATGTGCCACACGACGTAAGGGGTGGCGGTGCCTTCGGGGGCGATGTCCGGGAAGGTGCGCTGGCACAGTGTTTTGAGCGTGTCGGCCAGCAGAGTTTCGAGGTTGATGGTGCTCATTTGAAGACCTTGAGGCGGCGCATGAATTCGGTTTCAGCGGCTTGCAGGGCGGCGGGCATTTGGGCAGCGGCGCGGCGCACAAAGGCCACGGGGCGGGCGCGGCGCGTGCCGTACTCCACCATGTGGGCGTAGCCGATTTTTTCTTTCTCGCGCCAAGTGATGTGGTAAGCGGCCAGGCCCGGTACGTTGAGGTCTGCCCTGAACGCCTGGTAAATCGCCCGGCGCAAAGTGCCTGGCTCGTACCAATATTTTTTGCCATTGAGGCGGTAAGAGGTGCCATGAAACCAATGGCCCTTTGGCGAGTCTTTGATGTTGGTCAGCACTGCCTTGTAGAGCAGCTGCGCACCCGCCTGCGCGGCGGGCCGTGTGGCGGCTTGCACGTCTTCGCGCAGGGCTTGCACTTGTTCGGCCAGGGCGCGGGTGTCGAAGTGGACTTTGAGGGTCATAGGGCCTCACACACCAAATCAATCGCGTCACGCCCTTGGCGCGGGGTGTCTTTGATTTCGTACACCGTGTCATCGGGCGCGATGGTCACGCGCATGCCGGGCTTGATGGTGCGGCTGCAGCTGGTTTGGCGGATGCGGATGGACACGCGGCCACGGCTGTCGATGCGATCGGCGTTGACGCCTTGCAGGCCGGTTTTGAACCGGGCGTCGCCCCACACGGTCATGATGGTGGCCCAAGTGGCGGTGGGTTGGCCAAGGGCGTCTTTGGTGGTGGTGGGGCCGGTGATGGTGATGCGGCTGGTGAGCGAGCTGGCACGCATTTACACGCTCCAGATTTTGTAGGTGTCGAGCAGGCCTTCGGCGAAGTCTTGCGGCACGGCGGGCTTGTCGGCGCTGCGCTCGCGGTTGGCGTACATGTCGCCAATGGCCAGCAGGATCCATTGCTTGATGGGCAGGGGGATGGCGCTGGCGGGGTAGCCGGCGGTGTATTCCACCTCCACGGCGTTGATGCGGTCTTGCGTGGCGGGCCAGGTGCGGCCGGCGGCGGGCACCAGTTGGCCGGGCTCGCTCACCTTGTCCAAAAAGGTGTCTTGCGGGGCCAGCGTTTGTTGCTCGCCATCGATGTCGATGTACTTGACCGACTCGACGCTGATGATGGGCGGCATGAGCAGCTCGACGGCATCGGGGAAGCTGTCGAGCGTGAGGCGGTACCGGGTGGGCACCAGGGCGCGCTGCAGGCGGTCAGACGCGGCTTGCGTGGCCACGCTGATGAGCAGGCCAAGGAAGGCGTCTTCGGCTTCGCAGTCCGCACGGGTTTGGGCGCGGGCTTCGGCCAGGGTGACGGGCTGCACCGCGCCGGCGGCGGGGGTGATGATGCGGACTCGCATGGTGTGGGTCTCTGGGTTTCAGCGGCGGGGCCGCGTGGTGTTGGGGCTGGGGGCGCGGCTGGTGGCGGCCAGCGCCGGGCGGGTG